GGGGCGTTCCAACGGCTGTCAGCGTTACCGCCATCGCCGGAATCGCCACCAGCGACAGCATCAAAGCCAGGATGAAAAACGTTTTTCTCATCGAATCCCCCTTGAGGGTGGGGAGGGGCCGCGACTAACCCCTCCCCGTCTGGTTGTTTGCCGCCTACGGGTCCATCGTGTAAATCACGGTCAGTTTCATTGCGCCCAGGGTGGTATCGGTCGGGCCGGTTTCCACCGACACCTGGATCGTGTCGTCGGCCGTGAACGCCTTTTGCGTTGCAGATGTCACGGATACTCGCTCGATGCCTCCCGCCTGACCGACCGTTGAAGTATTGATGAACGCCTGCAGCGCTCCGGTGTATCCTACGCTCAGGGTGAGAGCTGCCGAGGCGTCCATAACGGCGCAATCGAAAATCAGTTCGAGAATCGTCGCGCCGGCAGGGACTTTCACCATGTGGATCACGTCGGCCGCGATCAATTTCGTGAGGGTCGTGTACGTTCCGGAAACGGAAGTCAGTCCTTGCGGAGCACGAACCTGAATACCGCTTCTGGTTGCACAATCAGACGAATAGAAGGGTGTCGTCATGGGCCGGTCCTCCTACGCATCCATCGTGTAGAACACCGTGAGTTTGATGATTCCTGTAGTAACGGCTGTGCTCGTCGCGGCCGCCGCCACCAGGATATCGATCGTGTCTTCGACGGTGTAGGCGGTTTGCGTACTGCCGGTCACGGAAAGGCGGACGATGCCCCCCGCCCTTCCGACCGTAGACGCTGCGATGTATCGAGCCGTGGAGTCTCCGTCTCCCACCGACAGGGTGATGGTGGTGGAGGCGTCGATATCCGCGCAATCGAGGATCAGGTCGAGGACGACAGCCCCGATCGGAACCTTGACCATCTGGATGACGTCGTTGATGACGAGGGTGGTCCCGCCACCTTCACCGGCGGTTGCGATGTTGAACGCGCCAGACACCGAGCAAAGGCCCAACCCCGCCCGGGGAACCACGTTGTTGCCAACTCGACAATCAGGGCTGTAGTAAATTGTCGCCATTTTTCAGCCCCTCCTTAATGAGCAATCGCGTAGGTGTCACACGCGATCACGCCGAAGTCCTTGGAATTGAAAACGGATTTCTTGATGCCGAAGATCGACCCGGCCGCTACGCCGAGCTGGTTCTGGAAATCGAACAGCTCTTCCTTCCAGGAATACCGCGCGACGGTTTCCCCGCCGCCGTTCCCGAAGGCGATCGCCGCGGCCTGGGCGCCGAGGAACAACGCTCTTGCGGCGGGGAGGTTCGTGCCGGAACCGTAATCCGAGAACCGGACCACGTTCCGGTGGGAGTGCATGACGACGCCGCGATACTCGCCCAAGGCACCGGAGAAGATCGGGTTCCCCTGACCTTGCGCTGCGGCCGCGGCCTTCTGGATGTCGGCCCACTGGCCGGTGCTGGTGTTCGTCCGCATGTCCGTCACCTGGTAGGGGTGAAGGAGCAGGACGTACTTCTTCTCACCACCGATCATGATCGGCTGGATCATGGGATCGACGGTTTCGGCCTTCTCCACCAGCTTGTCGATCTCCGACAGGGTGAAAATGTCGGAAGTCGTGATCGTCGCCTTCGCCAGCCCGTTCGCGTACTGCTGGTGCGCAGAGTCCGGGGTGTTCAGGGAGTTGCCGGCGAAGCTGGTGAACGTCAGCGGAAGCGTGAGGGTGGAATCCACGCCCCGGGCGCCGGACAGGTAGACGAACAGAAGCTCATCGAACCGCTCCGCCCACCAGGTCGCCAGAGCCTCGCGCGCGGTCGCGCGCATGTTGTACGGGACGCGCTGCTCCGATGCCTTCCCCTTCGACCGCACCGCATGACGGAGCTGATCGATCAGAAGGGCATCGTCGTAGTACGTCAGGTTTTCCTCGTTCCCCTCGAGGGTGTTATCGCCCGTTACACCGGCTCCCCGGAGCTTCATGCGCAACCCGTGGGTGATTTTGTCACCGGCGTTCTTCTCGAGGTCTGTGAGTTTGGTGATGACGGAGCCAATGAACTTCCCGAAGTACATCTTCTTCGCGGCTTCCACCGCAAGAGACGTACTCCACCGCTTGACGGCGAGAGCATGTCCTACGGCAAATTCGGTCTGTGCCATGTGCTTTTACCCCTTGGTTTTTTTATCCCCCGGACAGCCATGCTTGCTGTTGGTCGGGGGTGAGTTTTGCGAATTCCTCTTCGGTGTTCACGTTCAACTTCCCGTCCGGAGGCGATCCCGGCAGCTTTTCCAGGTTCACCCCCCCGTCCACGATCTTGAATTTCGCCATGAGATCCTTCGTCACCGCGGCCGTGATCGCCGGGGTGAGCTCCGCGGCCAACTTCGTCCGGAGGGCCGTTTCGTTCGGCGCGCTTGTCAGCTTGGCAAGCACCTTGAAGAATTTCGGCGCTTCCTTGCCGCTCGAGCCGATCAGGTTCCGGATGGTTTCCTCGGACAAGCCTTCGCCCAGGAGCAATTCCTCCATCTGCGGGGCCAGCTCGAGGAAATTCGGAACGGCCGTGTTGATATCCCGCTCCATGTTGGTTCGTGCGATCTCCCCACGGAGATCCGTGATCTCCTGCATGAGAACGGTCATGGCGTTTTCAGGATCCTCGAGGATCAGCTCCGCGGGAGTCTTGCGGGGCTCGATGTCCAGCTTGGCCTGCAGTTCCTCGAGTTTCCTGCTGAGCTCCTGCCGCGCACGACGCTCTTCGTGCAGCGCAGCCAACGGTACGGTCCGATCGTCCTTCGTCGGCGCCGGCGGGGTCGGGGGGGCCGGATCTTTCCCCGGAACGACTTCGGCCTCTTTTGCCGGCACGGGCGGGACGACAGGCGGGACGACGGGATCCGGGGCCACAACCGGAGGAACAACCGGAGAGGTTGGATCGGGCTCGCCCGTCAACTCTGCTTCCGTGAATTCGATCTCTTGCTGTACTTCCGACATGAATCCCCCTTTTTACGCCTTGGTAGGCGAGGCCGGTTTCTTTACGCCCCCGGCGGGCGGTTTTGGAGCAAGCAAAAACTGCGCGGCCTTTTCGACCGTTCCATCCTTGATTTCCGTAACGGCTCCCCAGGTCTTGCCGGCGAGGATCATCTCAAGGGCTTCCCTGGGACTCTTCGGCCCCGCGGGCTCCATAGGAGGCGGGGTTTCCGGAGCTTCCGGAACTTCCGGAACTGCCGGAGCCGCTGGAGGCTTCTCTGCCTTGATCTGGTCGGACATGATCTTCTGCTGCGTCAGCGCGTCCTGCTTCTGCACCGCCTCGGCCAACTTCTGCATGACCTTTTCCTTGTTCGGAATATCGGTCATCTCAAAAGCCGTCTGCATCACCGGCAACGCGATATCCGGGCTCATCTTCGAAGCGAAATCCATGAGCGATCGGCTCATCCACTGGCGGGTGGTTTCCGTCTCGGGATGGTCGGCGACGACGATATCGTACCGGCCCTGGGAAATGACGTTCTTGCCGCCCTGGTTGAACGTCACGAACTTATCCGCGCCGGTCTGGTCGTCCGTGATCCGGATGACCTTCTCGTACGTCCAATACTGCCGCATCATGGAAAGCATCAGCTCTCCCATGCGGCGCTTCGTCAGCCGGAGATTATCGAAGGGCTCCGTATTGACCGTCGCTCCCTGCCGCTGACGCGCCTCGATCGCCACGCCGGACCGCGCGTTCGTCTGCTGGCCCATCTGCTCTTCGACGGCGCCGGAAACCTCCTGTAGCTCCTGCTTCGCCTCGCGCATGATCTCGAAGTGCTCACGGGCCAGCGCGATATCCTGCTGTAATTCGAATTTCTTGTTGGTAAGTGCGCCCATGTTGAATTCGATCCAGCAATCCGGCCGGCTGATTTCCTTCTTCGCGCCCAACGGATCCTTGAATGCGCCCGTCTCGAAGAAAACCCTCCGGGTGGTGAGAATATGGGTAAATTGACTACGGTTTTTGTTGATCTCCTGCTGCGGGTCCTTCATGTTCCGGACCATCCCGTACGGATTCCCGTCCTCGTCCATGTAGCAAATGAACGGAATCAACGGGAAAAAATCGTGCTGGTAGATCGTCGGCTTCTCTTCCTCCAGAATCACGTCTCCCGAGAAAATGA